CTTACTACTAATTCTTTTAGATGGTCTGCAAGCAGGGTAGCCACGATTCTCTCCTTTCTTACGTCCACAGGGTTTACCTGTTTTGACATCTACCCATTTCTCTTTAAACCATCTATCAAGACTCATTTGCCTACTTTCTTTTGAGCTATAGTATGTGCCTTTTTAAAAGACATACCATTACGCATATTCTTTTTCATTTCATCCATGTGTTTTTTTGAATGATGCTCTGAATGTTTTTTCAAAGTACGCATTTGACTAAGAGTTAGCTTTGCCATTTTTCTTTTTAAGTTGACGTACTAATAAAAAATCTTTTTTAGAAAGCTTGCCATCACCATCTTTATCAAGACTTTTCTTTTGTTTGGCTGATAGTTTTTTCATGCTTTAGTGTAACCTCCTCCTGCTGCTTTGTATTGCCTAACAAGCTGACCGCTTGCATAAGCACTAGGCCATTTCTTGACCCTTGCTTTTACTTTAGCCTTTATCTTTGCATACAGGGCTGGATTTGTAGGTTTGTTAGCCATTAGCCTATTGCCTTAGAATCTTTCATTCGATCATAAACAGATAATGTATAAGCTTCATCATTACCATATCTAGGGTCAGACATAGCTTTAGTAATTTCTGCCTGTGTTTTAAATGTATTTGTTTGAGAAGCAGGAGTTCTTCCATTTATAAGTTGAGGTTCATAACCTTCGGAAGCTCGCATCTGTGCAGCAAATCCCTGTACTGCAACCTTAATCATAGTAGGATCTTGTGTATCTAAAATACTATCAAAGGCTTTTAGTGTTGCGTCTGGTACATTCTTTTGTGTCCACTCTCTAAGCTTGGCATATCCTTCTTCTCCTCCTACAACAGACTGTATATCTTCTAATTGACTTTGTTGTATATCAGCAGCAGGTGTACCAGTATTACCTCCTAATCCATTTAAGTATGTATCTATAACTTGTTTAGAAAAACCTGCTTCAGCCAACTTGCTGTAATCATCTTCAGTTATAGTTCCTGTATCTTCAAATGTTTTAGATATAACTTGTGGGTCAATACCAACTTCTTCTAATACAGAAGCTAGACCATCACCATAAATTTCAGATGGGTTATATTCTTCATCTGATGTTTCTTCTGTAGATTCTTCTGGTTGGTCTTCAGCTTTGCTTTCATCTATAGCACCAAGCTTGCCTTCTAGTTCTTTGTAACTACTAACCATATCTTCTACAGTTTTAAACTTGCCAGCATACAGTCCGTTTTCATCTTTTAAACTTTCAATGTCTTGTGCAGACATTGGTGGTGTTTCGTTAGCTTGTACTTGTGATGATGTCATAGTGGTTTTTTCTTTTAACTATAGTGAATTGTACTGCCATGTCTAGTAACAACACTACCAGACTTGCCAGATTTTTTTACTTCTTCAGTCTGCCCTAGCCTACTGACTACAGCATTTTCAGGTGGTATATATTTTACTTCTTCTTCTTTTTTTTGTGTGGTTTTTTTAGATGGGTTGTTCTTGTTGTTGGGCATTGTTATCAATTTGTTGTGAGATTAGACCTGCTTCAGCTTGCTTCTTAGGATCAAGCAAAGGTGAGTCAACAGCAGCACTACCAAGACTTCTAATAAGTTCTTGTTGCTGTGCTGCTTGCTGCTCCTGAGCTATCTGTTCACCTGATTTTATCAAGGTATCAGTTTCAATGCCAATACTTGTAGCTAGTCTCTTAATAGCTTCATCAAGATTTATGTACTGTCTCATAACATCAGCACCTAAAGCTTGTGCCATTGTCGTAATAAATTCTATAAGCTTTTCTTTATCCTGCCCTCTTCCAAGACCTTGAAGACCTGTAATAATAGAGATACCAACTATATCATCAGGTAGTTGCGGTACTTTGCCTGACCTAACAAGTAAGTGCATACGTCTTCTTAGGTAGGGTAACTGTAGTTCTGAGGATAAAATAGAATAAATTCCTCCAAGTGTTGACTCTAGTTCCTGTGTTAATATTTTTAGCTCTGTACTTGTTACCCTTTCTGCGTCACGTTGTACTGCTTTAGCCATCAAGAAAGCATACTGTAATCTTTGTTCTATTCTTTGTACTGCTGTAAAAGATACTTGTAGGTCTGCCCCCTTACCCACTTGTAAGACAGATACATCTTGGGCATTGCCTTCTCTTATAGCTCCATTAGGTGCTTTAGCTAACACGCTTGCCCTTGTTGTACCATTTGGATTTACAAGAAAAACTGTACGAGCAGACGCAGCAGCATTTTCTATTATTGCTTTCATCAGACCTTCTAAAGAAATCAAGTCGCCACGATACTCTTCAACGTACCCCCTTCCGTAACTTTCACCACTCAACCTTGTGAACCTAAGATTTATAAAAGGGTTTACATCTTTCTTGGCTCTTCCTTCTGTGTTTGGTATTCTTTCTCCTTTACATTCTTGATGCCAGTTAAAAAAGTCACCATCTCTTTTAACGTGTGTATAAATATCTAAGTCTTCTTCTACAGTTTGATCTGTATATTTTGCTTTCTCCTGTAATTTTAATAAGAAGTCAGCAGGTAAAGCTTTACCATTAATAGTTTCTTTAATAATAATTTCTAAAGTATTTCCATTTGGATCTCTTCTACATACATACTTTTCTAATGGATATACTTGTAAGCCTTCATCAGTTAAATAAAGTAAAACATTACCACCTACTATCAAATGCTTGAGTGCTTCAAACATTGCTACTCTATCGTTTGATACTTCTATCTCTCTCATTAAGGCAGCTTCTACTTTACGCAAAGCTTTATCTATTTCTGTTACTGCTTCTTGACCACCTTCTTGTTGAGCTATTTTTATTTGATCTAATACTAATTTAAAAAAAGGAATATTTGTAGGAAAAAGACCTGTCAAAAGTTTTGCAGCTAAACTGTTTACACCAGCAGCCCCAATAGATTGATAAGGTGTTTTAATCCTACTTCTCCTAGAGCCACTACCACCTGCTGTTTCTGGTATTAGATAAGGCAAGGTAAACTTGCTGGACTCTTGACCTTCTCTAAGATAAGTAGATCTTTCAGATGCCATTTGTTCATAGAGTCCTGCTGCTGTAGTGACTTCAGAAGATTTGTATTCCATATTTAAACTGGTGTATTTAAGTTGCCTGATCTAGTAGTCTGACCACCTGCTAACAAAGGTATTCTTAATGAAGCTGTACCTCTTCTTTTAAGTTGCCTTTTACCAGCAGCAATAGTTCTACCTTTCCTTTCTTCTTTGGCAACGGTTCTTTGTTGTCCAGTTACTACCTGTTCAGCAGTCTTCTCTGCTTTAGGTGCTACTGGTTCGGGATCAGGTAAGGGTGGGGGTGGGGGTGGTTGTCTGAAAAAACACATGATTGTTTAATACCTTGATGAATTAGTAAAGTCACCAGCAAGTCTTATGTTAGATAACTCTCTATCGTTATCTTTAAGAGTACCAGCTTCTTTCTTTTTCCTTCTAAGTTTTAGTTGTTCAGTAACTTTAGCTGTGTCGATAGGATCTTTAACATCCTTCTGCTCTCCCTCTACAACAGGTGGGGCATCTTTAAACTCAGGTTTTTTAGGTGCTTTTGTAGCCCTAGCTCCTCCTCCAAAGAAACACATAGTTACTAATCCAAAACTTTGTTGTTTAACATAGTTTCACGTTGTCTTTTCTGTTGTTCAATTAGATAATCGACAACATACCTTTGCCCTGCACGATACCATATTTCTCTATCAGATAAAGATAAGTCAGGATGACGATTTGGGAAGACCTCATCTAAGCCTTGAATTAAATCATCAGTAATAGGTGGTAACTTCAGACCCAAAGTTTAGATTGAAACTACTATTATAGTAGTTCATAATTTGAAAATATAAATACCTTTGTGTATATATATATGCTAATGTGATTTGTAATGGGGGTGGTTTCCCATTGGTAAAGCGTAAGAAAACCTTAGAACTGTGGCTCGTTTTAGGGTTTTCCTTACGGCTTCCAAAGATTTACTTCGCCTGTCTGATAGTTATAATCTCCTTCTCTAAGTATTCTTGTTAGTCTTGCATTGAGTATGGCATCAGCTAATGTATGCCCTTTTTTTGTATAAGTCTTTGATACCTTATCCCATAAAGCTTCAATAGTATCTGGTGTATCAGCCAATGTCTTGCTTGCTGTAACCATACCCATACCTTTAATACCTTGTATTCCGTCACCAGCATCACCAGCCATAGACATTTCAAACCAATGTCTGTTCGCTTTTTTTTGTGTAATGTGTTCTACTTCTTCTGCTGCAAGTAGCTTGCAAGGAATGGTTCTCATGTCCTTATCGACTGAGACAATAATAGGATTGTCATACCT